ATTCGTGGACTGACTGCGGCCTCGGGTTATACAATACCCACAAGCTCAGGAAGTACAATTGATTTTGGTGATTTTTACGGTGCAACTGCCTGGACGCATGTGCTGACGCAAGGCTACTATACTGCAGGGGGTGTTACCTATTCCGGTAAGTTTTCGACAATCACAGGGTCAGTTAGTCCTACAAGCTACTCTGGGTATACAGTTTTTTCTCTTATGAAAATGTCAACGTTGTCGACATATCTATGGCTTTACATGTCGCCTTTGCCTGCGGCTAATGTTTTTACTACTCTTACTTTTGAAGCCTCAGACGGAACTGTTATCTCAGTAGATAGTGCAGATGCGACCACAGCTAGCTTAGTATCAATGCGTTATTGGACGTGGCCACCAGCAACCTTTGATACTGGCCATAACGCGAAGATGTCGAGTACTTTTGACGGGTCCGGAACAATTAATGTAACTTTCTCATGATTAATATAAATTATTCAGAACCAGCATCAGACGCTACTCATCTCGAAGGAATCTGGGAAACAGATTCCGATTCAGGGACGTTTAGAATTCCGATTATCTATGTGAGCGGCTCTCAAGATATTGAGGCAACTGTCGAAAAAATGAAAACGATACAACAAACTGCGCTCGATATGGAGTCTCTGACATCATAATGGACGCTAATATGAATCAGAAAATAACCAATGAATTTAGAACTCACTTAAATTAAGGTATAAATAGTAATATGGCCAAACCAAATTCAAGACAAACTTTAATCGACTATTGCCTTCGAGCATTGGGTGCACCTGTAGTTGAAATCAATGTAGATGACGATCAAGTAGAAGATAGAGTAGATGAAGCTTTGCAGTTCTATCAGCACTATCATGCTGATTCTATCGAAAAGGTTTTTTTAAAGCACCAGGTAACAGCTGATGATATTACTAACGGCTATTTAACTATACCAGATTTAGTCACCGATGTTATTCGAATTTTTCCACTAAGAGAAAGTGGCGGTCATAATATGTTTGATATTCAATATCAAATGCATTTAAACGATATGTATTCTCTTGGCTATATGGGATCCTTAGTAGAATACGAGATGGCACAACAGTGGTTATCGATGTTAGATCTTATTATGGATTCTGACACAAAACATATTAGCTTTGATCGGCATAAAAACAGATTAAGAATAGATATGGATTGGTCGAAGGAAGTTGAGGTCGACGAATATATTATTATTGAGTGCTATAGAATATTAGATCCAAACACTTATACTGATGTATACAACGATTATTTTTTAAAGCGATACCTAACAGCGTTAATTAAAATGCAATGGGGTGTTAATCTCTCTAAATTCGAAGGTATGGTAATGCCTGGTGGCGTTACGTTTAACGGACGACAAATATTAGAAGACGCAAAGGAAGAAATAGAAAAATTAAATGAAGAAGTCAGATTAAACTGGGAACAACCAGTCGACTTCTATACGGGGTAAAGCATGCCACGAAGTGTATATTTCTCTCAGGCTGTTAAGTCCGAACAAAATTTATATGAAGATTTAATTATAGAATCTCTTAAAATTTTCGGACAAGATGTTTACTATATCCCTAGGACTTTAGTATCTCGAGATAACATACTGGGCGAAGATCGTGCATCTAAGTTTGATGATGCGTATCTTATTGAAGCTTATATTGAAAACACCGATGGATTTGAGGGTGCGGGTGATCTATACCAGAAATTTGGTTTAGAGATACGAGACGAAGCTACGTTTGTAATTTCCAGGAGACAGTGGCAAAACTTAGTAGGCATATGGAACAACACGGTAGAAACAAATAAGCCTCAAGAAGGTGATTTAATCTTCTTACCGATGTCTAATAGTTTCTTTGAGATATCATTTGTCGAAGATGAGAAACCGTTCTATCAGCTATCTAACTTACCTGTATATAAAATGCAGTGCAGCTTATTCGAATATAACGAAGAAGATTTCGAAACTAATATTGATGCTATTGATGTTGTTCAGGGTCAACAATCTTATCAGGTTGGAATGACAGTTTCCACTTCTAACAATAATCACTTTATACAAGGTGAAACTGTTACACAGGTTATTAGCACAAATCCAGCAATAAGCGTTTATGGTGAAATACAGACATTAACAAAGCTTTCAGATATTGCAACTGAAATTTCTGTATCTAATATCGGAGTGACTGGAAGTACCGATGCGAAAGACTTTTTGGTATCTAATACACTAGGCATTGTCGGATCTAAGTCCAATACTACATGCCATATTACTAATATCAATAATGTTGCAGATGCTGAAGCATTCCCAAGCGATGATCAAGCTGAAAACTATGCATTTGAAGTAGAGGCTGATGGATTCTTAGACTTCACTGAAACTAATCCGTTTGGCGACGCGTCGGAGACATACTAATGTTTGGAAATCACTTTTATCACGCAACAACAAGAAAGGCAGTTGCTTTATTTGGTACTATATTTAATAATATTAGTGTTATCAGACAAGATGGCGGCGGTAACGTATTAAATCAGATCAAAGTGCCATTAGCATATGGACCTAAACAAAAGTTCTTATCTAGATTAGATACACCAACTGGTCAGGATGCGACAATGGCGATCAAGTTGCCTAGAATGGGATTCGAAATAACTTCTATGGATATTGATTCCACACAGAAGCTAGCCAAAAGAAACCAAATAGTAGAAAATCACGCAACAGATTCTACTAAAAAGAAAACAATTAAACAAGCCGTAGCATATAATATTAATATGTCGTTATTTGCTATGGCCAAGAATCAAGATGATGGTTTACAAATTATGGAACAAATTCTTCCATATTTTCAGCCGGAGTACACAGTAACAATTAATCCAGTGACTGGCTTTGATTATAAACAGGATGTTCCTATTATATTAAACGCTGTTACTATACAAGATGACTACGAGGGTGACTATCAAACCCGTAGAGCGTTAATATACCAGTTTGACTTTGTTATGAAGATGAAGTATTTTGGCCCGACTGCAGATCAAGGTGTTATTAGAGAAATTAACCTAGACTTTAATGCTGATGCGGGTGGCGTAAACATATTAGAGAATATGGATTTTACTATCACGCCTTCTAGTGCGGATGAGGATGATAACTATACTGTTAATGTAAGTATAACATAGGTACATTATGGATAAATTAGAAAAAATGCAGGAAAGCCTGAATAAGAACTTGCCTACAAAGCAAGCTCCAAAAGCCGAAGTCACTAAAGCACAGAAAGAAATAAAAGACGATTATGAGTTTTCTAGGAAAACATATAAAGATCTTATTGAAACTGGAGTGCGGTCTTTAGATGTACTTGCTGAGCTCGCGAGAGAATCAGAACACCCAAGGGCGTTTGAGGTTTTATCTAAAGCCATAAAGGATATCGGAGATGTGACCGACAAACTTATGGATCTACAGAAAGATCATAGAGATTTAACTGACGGTAGTAAGAGTAAAAGGGAAGTTACTAATAATAATTTATTTGTAGGAAGTACTACTGATCTACAACGATTATTTATGAAACACGATAAAGAACAAAAGAAGATAATAGATGCCTCGCCTGAAGAATGAACATGAAGGTTACCTAGGTAATCCTAATGTAAAAAAGGATGGCGTTGAGAGCCAATTCAGCGAAAAAGAAATAACAGAGTATCGTCAATGCATGATGGATCCTGCGTATTTCGCTATAAATTATTTAAAGGTAATATCGCTGGATGATGGTCTAGTTCCGTTTGAGCTTTATCCTTATCAGAAAAATATGTTTAATCATTTTAATGAAAACAGGTTTTCTGTTATTTTGGCATGTAGACAGTCAGGTAAGTCTATATCTGCAGTTGGATATTTGCTTTGGTATGCTTGTTTTCATCCTGAAAAAACAATTGCTATTCTTGCAAATAAGGGTTCTACTGCAAGAGAGATGTTGGCTCGTATTACTTTAATGTTAGAAAATTTACCTTTCTTTTTACAGCCAGGTTGTAAGGCACTAAATAAAGGATCAATTGAATTCAGCAATAACTCTAAGATTATTGCAGCAGCTACTTCTGGTAGCTCTATTCGTGGTTTGTCTATTAACCTGCTGTTCTTAGACGAGTTTGCTTTTGTCGAGAATGATGCACAGTTTTATACTTCGACGTATCCGGTTGTTTCATCTGGTAAAGATACAAAGGTGATTATCACTTCTACAGCAAACGGTATTGGTAATGTGTTTCATAGGATCTGGGAAGGTGCTACTACATATACCAACGAATATAAAGCTTTTAGAGTTGATTGGTGGGATGTTCCTGGAAGAGATGACGAGTGGAAAAGACAGACAATTGCTAATACGTCTGAATTGCAGTTTGACCAAGAATTCGGAAACAACTTTCATGGTAGAGGCAATACTTTAATTGATGCGAGTGATCTACTTGCTCAAAAATCTTTGCGCCCTATGACATGGAACGAAAACCTATACATATACGAAAAAGCGATTGAAGATCATCAATATGTTATGACGGTTGATGTATCTAAGGGAAGAGGACAAGATTACAGCACTTTCACTGTTATAGATACTTCTGTAAACCCGTTTAAGCAAGTTTGTGTATTTAGAGATAATAATATATCGCCGATGCTATTACCTGATATGTGTTATAAATACGCAAGGTTGTATAATGAAGCGTATATTATAGTAGAATCTAATGACCAGGGAGCAGTAGTATGTAATGGTTTATACTATGATTTAGAATATGAAAATATGTTTGTTGAGTCGCAGGTTAAGGCTAATGCGATTGGTGCGACGATGACGAGAAGAGTTAAAAGGATAGGTTGTTCTACACTTAAAGATTTAATTGGCCAGAAAAAGCTTCATATTGTTGATGCTAATACCATTGAAGAAATGTGTACCTTCGTTGCGAGGGGTAACTCGTTTGAGGCTCAGGCACCTAATCATGATGACTTAATTATGAATTTGGTATTATTTGCATGGTTTACAACAACTGATATATTTCAGGGAATAACGAACATCGACATGAAAAACATGTTGTATAAAGAACAATTACAGGCAATACACGACGATTTATTGCCGTTTGGAATTATTAATGACGGACGTAGTAGTGTCACTGAAGGAACGGGTGACGGTGAAGGTAATGTGTGGTTTGAGGTAGAACACCTTTAAAACTTTATTTATATAAATAATACTGATTGAACATAACCGTATTATGAAAACTTATTAATAACTCAAATTGAGAGGACAAAACAATGGCATTTCAAGTATCACCAGGCGTCCAAGTCAATGAAATTGACGCATCGGGCGTAATACCTGCAGTCTCAACCAGTATTGGTGGATTCGCAGGAGCTTTTAATTGGGGTCCAGTTGAAGAAGTTAGAACGGTTGGTTCAGAAACAGAACTAGCTAGTATCTTCGGAACACCGGACGGCAATACAGCAAAATACTTTTTAACAGCAGCATCATTCTTAAAGTATGGTAACGCTCTTAAAGTAGTACGTGCAGCATCAGGTCACCTAAACGCGACTGACGGAACTGCAAAATTAGTCAAGAACGAAGATCATTACGATTCTTTGTCACATGACGGAACTTTCATCGCAAGATATCCAGGAGTACTGGGTAACGCAATAGAAGTACAAATATGTCCAGCTAACTCTACAGCATTTGCGGCATTCGCTCACGCTGGTGAGTTTGATGCAGCTCCAGGAACTTCGGATTCTGCTGCAGTTGGTGGACACTCTAATGACGAATTACACATCGCTATCGTAGATAAAACCGGGGCATGGACTGGAACGGCTAATACTGTTTTGGAAACATTCGCGTTTGTATCACAAGCTTCAGACTCTTATAAGGCAGACGGAACTTCAAACTATTATAAAGAAGTAATTAACAGAACTTCTAGGTATGTTTGGTGGACAGGACATGCTTCTGGATTGACTGACGCTGGTGAATCTTTATCAGGACAATCAAGCGCTACAGCATACGTTACTGGAACTGCAGTAATTACTGCGGCTATGGCGGGTGGAACTGACGATAACGCACCAACTCACGGAGAGCTTGGTACTTCATACGACCTTTTGGCTGACGCTGAAACTGTTGATGTTAACCTTTTGTTTGCATATCCAGACGCCAATGGTGCAAAAAATATTGCAGATAAACTTATTTCAATATGTAACGCAAGAAAAGACTGCATGGCTTTTGTGTCTCCTCCGATTGAAGATTCGGTTGGTACAGATACGCCGGCAGCTGATGTAAAAACTTGGGCTGATACACTTGCCTCAACTTCTTACGCTTCAACAGATTCTGGCGCTGTTTATGTTTATGATAAATATAACGACGTATACAGATGGTTAGGAGCTTCTGGTCTTTGTGCTGGTCTTTGTGCCAATACAGACAACGTTGCTGATGCATGGTTTTCACCTGCAGGAACAACAAGAGGCCAACTTTTTGGAGTTACTAAATTAGCATATAATCCTAAGAAAGCTGATAGAGACATGCTTTATAAAGCTAGAGTTAATCCTCTTGTTTCTTTCCCTGGACAAGGTACTATGTTATTTGGAGACAAAACCTTATTGAGCAAGCCAAGTGCATTTGATAGAATCAACGTAAGAAGATTATTCATTGTAATTGAGAAAGCAGTATCTACTGCAGCTAAGGGACAACTTTTCGAATTTAACGACGAGTTTACTAGAGCTCAATTTAGAAATCTTCTTGAGCCATTCTTAAGAGATGTAAAAGGAAGACGTGGTGTTACAGACTTTAGAGTCGTATGTGATACTACAAACAACACAGGTCAAGTAATTGATGCTAATAGATTTGTTGCTGATATCTTTATCAAGCCTTCAAGGTCTATTAA